TAATCCGCTTCATGGGAACTAATCCTTCAGGTCAAAATATGACGGTTTACCTTAACAGCATAGTGAACTCATTGCTACACCGTCTAGCATTCAATGATGCTTACCCTGAAGAAGAGCTTGAGGCTATCGGGGAAGAACTGGGTTTAGGACGCCCAGCAACCTTCCGGGACCTTTGTGCAATCTCTACTTATGGAGATGATGCCAAAGGCTCTGTTCGTGAAGGGTACGATAAATTTAACCACGTTTCCATGGCACAATTTTTAGCCAAGAACGATATCGTATTCACAATGCCCGATAAAGAATCTGATCCCATTCCTTTTATGTCGCGTTTTACAGCAGACTTCTTAAAACGTAAGGATATTTATAATCCGGACTTAGGAGTGTACGTAGGTGCATTGGACGAAAACAGCATCTTCAAATCTTTACACTCTATCATGGAATCAAAAGTAGTTTCACCTTTAACCGTTAGCGCAATGAACTTGAGTGGCGCTATTCGTGAATTCTTTTTCCACGGTAGGAAAACTTATGAATTCCGCCAAGAACAGATGAAAACTATTGCCTCTAAGGCCAACTTATCAGTACCAGACCTTGATATTTCTTATGATGAACGTGTCGAACAATGGCACGACAAATACACACCACAGTCTGGCACAATTATTCCAGACAACCAACGCCAATCTATTATGAAATGGATTCACAATCTTAAGAACCCTGGTGTTACTTTAGCTAAACTACAGCAACAAAATGTTATTGGGAAAATGTTACTCAAACGTACCCTATTGCAAGAATATATGGAATCCCTAGTACCTGACTTTGTAGAACAGACTACTCTATCAGAGGAAGATTCATTGGGATACTCCATTTCTAGCGCTGAACAATCTTCTATTTCAGAAATCACTTCAGTTGTTGTAGAAAGTATTCCTCACGAGGAAACACTTATTGCACGCACCAAAGAAATTTTAGGACCTCCTACGGGAGAGAACTTGGTCTTGGGTCTTACTAGCCTTGGCGAAATGGACCTATTATATATGGATAGTGAAATTGCACTTGTTATCGAATGTAAACGAGTTGTAGGACGTGATTCCAGACACAAACGTCACGTCGAATATCAGGCAATTAAATATGCACAAATGATGTCAGTACTCCGACCGGATCTTACGATCTATGGAGTTACTTGTACGGAATATGGCTATACTATTGTAGACTGCATTGGTGAACCTAGGTTTCCCGATAAATATGCGCAGTTTCTTGATATGACTCCTGTTGCTATGTAAATTATTTATGTTATATGTATTATTACTTGTAAATTATATGTACTGGGCGACGCCCATATAAAACGTTCCGGAGGCGCTGGTGCGTCGTCGTGATTCCAAGGAAAAAC